CAACAACGAAGGGTTGTAATGGTAGCGCCAGCTTCCAAACACTAGGAGGGTTCCGGCAAAGGGACCACGCTATGTGGCACCTAATGTCGGAGTACGATCTTTTCGGAAAATGTCCTTTCGGAAAGTTTTCCTCTAGTACGAGTACTGGGGTTAGAATACCCCCTCCCTCACGGGAGCAGCTGGGACCTGGAACGGGGGCCCCCTTACAGGGGCCTCACTCGGAACAAGGAGAATGGGATGATTGGACGGGGCCTGAACCTAGTTTAGGATAACCTGGTGCCAACCATAAGGAGTAATTAACCCACTCCGACCCTGTCAAGGGTGCCTGCGGCCCTCCATCCGGAGGAAACCGAAGTTCCAAAGCGGTTAGCGAATCATCATCGATGAAACACTAATGAAACACCTTGAGTTAAAAACTCTCGGCGCCCACTTTGGATGGCAGACCACCGTAAAAGGTGGTCGCGCCCTGGGAGGAGCCCTCGCAAGAGTGCTCCATCTCAGGGGTGGAGGAATGACTTCTCGATGGTACAATGCAGCCATGGGGTATGCTAAATTTGTGGTCCGGCTACAACGTCGGAGCGGGTGGCAATTCGTTGTGGTGTATCTGAAGGCCTGTTCTGTCCTGTTGCAACAGGCGGCTGGAGGCCAGATGATCGCCAACACCCGTGACCTGAAGGTGGCTGTGTCTCGGACTCGCTCTGGGATTCCACGAGTGATACCAAGAGTAATGCGGATAGCGATAAGGTCCAAAGATATTTGGACAATCCGTCTCTGGCTAACTTTCTTTGGCCTCTATCGTGTGATAGAGATACCATCGATTGTGAAGCTGGAGGCGGTAGCGAATCCGAGTACGCTCCCAGTATCCGCCTTAGTGGATTGGATTTCCTTCCTAAACGGCTTCATGCCCATCTTCTTTCGTGAAGTTGGGTATGGTAAGCTAGCCACTCTATGGTTGGGGCTGCGTCGAAGCTTCCGAAAGGATGTAGCATTGGAAGGTGTAGGAGCTGGGACATTACTGTCCTCGCTCCCAGAGAGGGGTAGAAACCTCGCTGACCAACTAATCGCGCAGTTCATACCTAAGGGGTGGGAAGGACTCCCTTGGGATCTAAAACCCCGTCTCCTGGCTCTCCTGAAATCATCACCAAACACGTCGGGGGTCCATCCAGCAATGGGTCTCTATTACGGGCGACCGTTAACGGAGGCTGAGCAAAAGAAGGTCGACGACCGACAGGCCGTCGGCCAGCTTCGCTCTGGGACCTCTATCGGGGTCGTCTTCACGGATTACCTCGCCTGGACAAATCCAGACGGGGATGAAATCCTGAAGATCAACAGCTGGATGTGGCCACTCTTGCAAGAGTGGCTCAAGCTGGTGGGCGATACGGTGTTGAGCCGTCTCGCTGTTCTCTCGGAGAAGGTGGTAGATCAGGTACTTCCGGACCGTGGTAATAGGAGAGATCCTAACTACCCCGGTTTTGGGAGGCTCCAGGGGCTCGGGAAACTAGGTTTCCTGCCTGAACCTGCGGGGAAGACCCGAATCATAGCTATGGTGGATGGTTGGACGCAGATGACCATGAAACCGGTCCATGATCTACTGTTCCATCTCTTGAGTAAAATCAAGCAGGATGGAACTTTCGATCAGATGGCGCCAGCTGTGAGGCTGGCTGGGCGAGGACATAAGATATTCTTCTCTTATGACCTATCCTCGGCCACGGACCGTTTTCCGGTTCTACTGCAACAACCGGTCATGGCCCTCCTATTGGGGCCAAGGCTAGCGAGTCTATGGGTATCACTGCTTACGGATAGGATATTCATGGTGCCCCATCGGGTGGACAAGAAGATTAAACCCTTCAAGTCTGAAGACTTCATCCGCTATGGGGCTGGCCAGCCGCAGGGTGCGCTGACCTCGTGGGCAGCCTTCTCGCTTACCCACCATATTCTGGTCCAATACGCTGCACACAAAGCATACCACTCATGGAAGTGGTTTGAAGACTACGCCTTACTTGGGGACGATATCGTCATAGCTGACGTTAAAGTAGCCAACGAATATCTAGCCTTACTCCGAGTGATCGGAGTTGAGGTAGGTCTCGCGAAATCACTGATCTCGCGAAACGGCTCATTCGAGTTCGCTAAGCGAACTTGGGTGGCAGGGCAGGACGCATCAGCCATAAGTCTTCAGTCCATCGGTGCGGCAATAGTCGACACTGGTGTGCTGGAGCAGGTACTGGTCCGTGCTGATTCCACGTTATCCTTGGTGGAAGCACTGAGGGTAGCAGCTAAGGTCTGCGGCTATGGGTACAAGACTCTGGCGCGGCTCACCGCTGTGCTTGAGACGAAGTCCCGTCTTCAGGGTATGAGTATTCTGTTATCACGACCAGGAAGCCCATGGGCCATGGACGTAAGTTCATGGCTCCTACAGGCACGGCCTGGCGTGGTGATGGACAATGCTCAAGAGGTCTCCGAAGTGATTCGGGGGCCTCTCTGGGTGCGACTGAAGACTTCGCTCGTACGGGCCCTGGATGCCCACTTAGTGGGTATCGGCAAGGTCTCCATGGCGGACAGCTATGGGACTGGAGCCACTGTGATGGATCCAGGAAACTGGTACCGTAACACATGGGAATACTTTGTGTTAGGGTCCATCCTGAGGGTACATCGAGCGGAGTTGGATGCGATCCGGGAACGGGTCACGAATCTTCAGGATCCTACTTATGAGGACCTAAACAGTCTGTACGCTCGGATTGACGAGTTGCGGGCAGAGCTTGCTGCCCTGCCTACGACTCCGAATATCATGGAACGAGTACCGTTGGTACTCGGTGGTAGAAAACGATCCTCAACCTTACGGTTGTGGAGAGGCATTCGGCGTATAGTGCGTAAAGGACGAGCCGGTACGTAATCCGCAAGGTGGACGGGATCCAACCTGAAGCCGGCGATTACGGAATGGTTTAACCTCGGACCTTGAGAAGGGTCCTTGGGGAAGTGTTTTACGTGTTTCATAAGTCAAAAGTACCAGGAAAAGGCGTTGCAAGACGCTCCCGTAGTGATACGGGTGAGAGAAGGGGGGCAAGCTGGGTACCTACCAGTAGCCTTTTGTATTCCTACATAGGGCCAATGGAGATTTTATCTGCCTGCGGCCCACAATCTAACTGAGCGTCCTGAGCGCAATCCGGTC